GAGAAAGTAGGATCTTATTGTACCGAGAAACAGTACACATTGAACGATGATTTTCGTTCACAGTTCTCTGATAAGTTTTCAGCAGCCAACCCAGAAGCTGATATTAATGATGAGAATATACTAAATTCAATTAAGTTTAATCTTGATACAGCTTTTTCGGCAGCTTCAAAGGGTATAGAAGCTGAAAAGAAAAATTGGGAGACAGAAAAGACGAAATTGAATAGCGAAATCGAGAATTTGAAAAAGAACCAACCGGAAGGGAAAACGCCCAAAAATAAGGTTGAGGAAAAGAATTTGGAACTTCCCGAAGACGTTAAAAAAGACCTTAATGAATTAAAAACATTTAAGGAAAAGCAACTACAGCAGGAGAAACGTGCAGAGGTGCTTGAACTTGCGAAAAAGAATGTAAGACAGGATTTATATGAGAATTTATCAACTCTATTAGATATGTCAACCTTTGATTATAGTAAAGATACTAAAGACTTAGCAAAACAGCTAAACGAAAACTTTACGAAACTTTACAAAAATAACATTGGTGATATTCGACCAGCAAGTCCGGAAACGAAAAACAAAAAGGTATCTGAAATATTAGATTCAGTACCGGTGACAACGATTAAATAATTAAATTATGGCATATCCAAATTTAGGTATTTTCTTTGAAACATCAAAGAGAGTAAGAGGAGGAAAATTTGTTTGGGTTAAGGATAGTAACGGTGAGAATCGTAGAAATGTTCTTAACGGTTGTACTATCGCAAACCCACCAAAAGGTTTCGGGCATCTTTATGCGGCCCAGCTTTTTCAGTATAATCTATTTCAAGAGGGATATATTTTCCGCTCATTCAAGGCAAAAGAAGCAAGTGCGGCAGATTCTAAGACAATAGTCCTGAATGGGGACGGTTATTCAGATATTCCAGAGGTAGGAATGATTCTTATGATTGCACCTACTTTGGCAACAGGAACAGGACAATCAGGAAAGGTAACAGCAGTAGTATTTGATTCTACTAATGAGAAATTTACAGTTACATTAGATACAGCTATCGGTGCACTTACTACAGATAGTATACTTGTAGAAGCAGTAGGTTCAGGTACTGACGCAGGAGTTGCTAATGCAGCTGCAACGGTATTAGTGCCTAAGCCAAACACATTTGTAGAAGCAGATGAAGATCTAATTCCAACAAACGGAACTTACGGTTTAACAAATGTGAATTATAGCATCTCAACTATTTACGACAAACAAGCATTTACAGCTAGAATGCAACCACTTCCAGCATATGTGCTTGCAGAAAACAAGTCACTGATAGATGGCATTTTTTGGATTTAAAAAAGGAGGAAATAAAATATGGCAAACGCATTAAAATACGAATATAGTCCAGAGGAAGCGATTAATTTGCTTTATCAGAATGGACTGATGGCAGACAATCAGCCGGGCTTTTTACAGGTTCTGATAAATGACAAGTTGAATATAGAAGAGAACACTTTCTTTTGGCAAGAACATTTCACTGTAGATGGTAATGAAGTACCTGCAAATCTTGCAGATCCGCAGAAAAGACCAGCTTACAGTGTTATTCAGGTAACAAACCAGACCACCCCAATGGCAGATCCAATGGCACCGTTGAGTGAAACATCACAGATGGATCAACAGGGCTTTACTGAGAAAACAGGAAGTATCTATCAGTATGGTAAAGGTATGTTCCAGACTTCAATGGGTAAGATTGCTTTACAAGCAAAACTCGCTTCTATGGGTATGGATGAACAGAACATCATCGGAGGTTTTGTTGCTTCGGTAGCAAAAATAATTAAGAGTCATAATAGCAGACTTTCTTATATGGCTGCACAGAGTCTATCTACTGGCGGCGCATATAATACAACAGCTACACAAGGTATGTCAGGAGTAGTAGCAAATCAGGATGCTTATATTCCAGCTTCTAACTTTAAGAATGCAGGAGCAAAGGTATGGACTGATTCTGCATGTGATATTCCTACGCAGATACAGAAAATTGTAGAAGACTTTAAAGTAGCGAATGATCTTGGTGATGATTTTGCAATGGAATTAGATGTTCCTTATGATTTATTAATCAATACTTTACTAAAGAACTCTTATTTTGTTGCAGAAGTAAATAGATATATCAGATTATATGCACCTGATAAAGTCATTGTCATTGATAAAGATAGTGATAGTTCATCTGTAAATACTTCTGTAGTTAGCATGGAACAACTTGTACAGTATTCAAGAAGTCCTATGAGTAAGATACCTCCTATCAGAGTAATTCGCCAGAAATCAACTGTACAGGATATTACTACATTATCTTCCGTTACTGGTTGGAGTCCTAACAAAGTTGTACTTCGTCCTCTTGGATATGCAGGTGTCGTAGTACATGCTACACCTAGTGATATAGCAATGTATCAGAGTGGAGAAGTAAATAGCGAAATCAGCATGAGCATTGCTAAAGAGCAGGGATTCCTATATGTAATTAATAAGATTGTCCCTAATGGGCTATTCCAGTCTTATCATACAGATATTATAGGCAGTTATGCTCCTATTCTGAACGAATCTACTTATCATGTGATAATTGATACAGCAACAGCAGGTTGATTCATTTAAATATTAAGATATGACAGTACTTGATTGGTTAAAAGGAATAACTCGGTATAATTTTGAGGACACAACATTTCAAACTATAGCTCTAGGCAGATCAGTTGGAATTGATGATGACGTAAGTAATCTGGATGCCGAACAGAAGGAGCTGTTAACCGCCGATATAATATTTACCGCAGTTGTTCTTTCACCATCGAGTACTGCTTCCAGAAGTTCTTCGCACGGAGGGTTTCAGATGTCTAATGGAAGTGAGACAGACCAGAATCAATCATTGAAAATAAAATATGCAAAGTCAATTTATAAAAAATACAATGATCCGAAACTTGATATATTGATGGAAGCATATCCATTGGTAACAAGAATAAGTTTAGATGATGTAGATTTAGTATGATTATTAAAGAGTTCCCATATCAAGGTATAATAACACGGAAAACTTCAACAGAAGACGAAGTAGGAGATACAGTTACTGAAAATATAGAAATATATAACGGTGATATGGATTATACTTTATTAACTCCAGAAAGCGGTCAGACAGCACAAACAGCTATTTATACCATAAGCATGCCACTTACTAAAGACGAAAAAGGAAAATATATCATACCAAAAAAGGATGATATTATTGTCATAAAAGAATATGGTACAGATATAACCTTCATGGTTCAAAATTATATGGTATCTCAACTTGGAGGTATTACAATAACAGCAAGCAGGGGGCAATGGTAAATGACAGTTGAAGTTCATATAGATACGAGCAAGCTAAAGCAGGTAAAGCAAGAGATGTTCAATGCAATAGCATCTAAGCAGACTGCAAAATTACTTGAATATGCTCCATTGCAACTAGCTAATGCCTATAACAATAGAAGTTTCAAGAATAGAACTGCCAATTTGGCTGATAGCTATGTGTGGGCGGTATATTTCATGGGTAAGATACAAGGAAGTGGATATTTATGGAACAATAGGGAAGCAACTACGGAGTCTATATATCATCATACAAAAATAAACGGAAGGAAACTTGCAGATGAATTTATAAAAAGATATAAAGCTGAAAACTTTAACGGATGGGAAATAGTATGGGCTGCTACAGCTCCATATTCAGTTATACTTGAAAGTGGATCGAATAGAATGAACAGATTCTTCGTATTAAGCAACATGTATGATGAGATAGCATCTGATTTTAAAGGTAAGGCAATTATTGAATTAAAAAAGAACATATAAAAAATGGATATTTCAAGGAAGAACATATATACTTATCTAGCTAATCTTTTCAAGACTGTAACTACAAATCTATATCGTATCAGTATTCCTGTTACACTAGGAGATGATGCAGTAGCAAACGGTTTTATTGTTATGAACCTTGGAAATTTATCCGATAATTCAGAGTTTGGCTTAAATACTTATGCTCAAATAAGAGCTACCATACAATGTTATGTTCCGTCTGTAAATACCACAAAGGCTAATGGTGTTATGAACACATCAGCTTTCGATAATATTCAGTCTCAAATTGATACAATCATAGAAGCTGAATGTGAAAAAACAAATCAAAAATATACAATAAGTAGAGAAGGAGTCCTTTCTATGGATGATTTCTACACAAACAACACAAATTCGTTTTATGTTTATATCACTTCGTTTTTAATAACGATAGATTAAGGAAAACAATTTTATAATTATAAAAAATATGACAGCAACAAAGAAAACAACTATTAAGCCTTATGACCTTGGCTATCGTGCCGTAGGTTCAGCAGATACAGTAGTATATACTGAATTAAATGGGCTTCTTAATGATTTTGCATTAGCGCAAGATGCAGCAGACGAATCATCTATTGATGCAGAATTTTATACCAGTCCATGGGACATCGTTCGTACAGGTAAGCCTGTTAAAATGACTTTTACCCTTGTAAATTACGGTCTTGATGAACTTCCTCCTATCATAGGTGGGACATATACTGCCGCTACATCAACTCTTCCAGAGACATACGTCGGTGTCGGTAATGATTTCTCTTCCGAATGGGAATGGAAGGTATCATACAAGAAGGGTAATTCCGGATTTGTAATTCTCCGTGGAAACACAGCAGGAAACATCAAGCAAGATAATAAGGGAGCACTTGGTTATTCAATTACCATTACCGCACTCGCAATAGCTGGAAGTGATAATACTTATAAGATTATCGGAGATCCAAAGACAGGTGCTTAACGGTTTAGCTTAAAGCACAAAATATGGAAGGGTGGTAAGTGGATAATTCCACCATCACCCTTTATTTGTTAAACTGGGGGTCTTGTAATAAAGTAAAGAGAGTTTTTGTGGTTTTCTCTCTTCCCCCTTTAAAGATATGAAAAAACAATCACGGTAGCAAATAAATAAAATCACAGTTATGGAAGAAGAAATAAAAGAGGAAGAGCAGGATTTTGAACTCCCTATTGAATTAAGAAAAGAAATTATAGATATAATGAACGACTGCCCAGATATAAAAAAAATCGGAGACAAGGACTATCGGGTATATAATCTTAGAATGTATTCTATAAACAGGATATTAAAATTGGGTCTTGATTTATGCAACGATGATCCAAAAAACATAACAGACGATCGGAAAATGATGTTTGCTTTATGTACCGATTTGGATAAGGGCTGTGAGATAATAGCAATAATCCTGTGCAACCATTTGTTTTCTCCTGATAATGTACATAAAGATGATATAGACAGCGTATATACTTATAACGACCGACTTATACAATATATGAAGGCGAAAGTATTAAACTCAACGGTAGACCAGAATCAATGGGCTGCAATCATTCTGGGGGCTATCAAGTCGATAGATTTAGGACAGGTTTTTACTCTGCTCGCATTGGTGAAGCAATATTCGGTTTCTCTGACGAATGCGAGGACGAAAGCGGAGGAACAATTACAATTATGGCAAGAAGCCAAATCGGTGATGTAGCCGATATGATGAAGGCTTTTCCACAGATCACCTATGATGAGTATTTATATGAAAGGAGTTATGCGCAGATGCAGATATTGGCTGGAGACAGCACGCATATTCATTATTTCAATGAAAAAGATAAAAAGATATGGGAAAATTACAAAAAGATAATAAAAGCCCAGAATGAATTTGAATCATTCTTGTCTCAAAACGGGGCAGAACAAAAAACAAAATAAAATATTCTCTATATATGGAAGATGTAGTTTTAGACGCCAAACTTGATGACTTGGATTTGCTTGCAAGCATTGATTCTACTCTTAAAAGAAGCGAGACTAAGTTTGATGATTTTGCAAATAATATAAACACGATATTAGGAAATATCGGCTCAAATGTAGGAAGCAAGATGTCTGACAGTTTTGGAAGTCAGATAGATGCCATGTCCGCTAAAATTAAAGTCTTAGAGGAGCAGATGAACAGTCTTGGTACGGTGAGTCCAAAAACTAGAACTAGTGATAAATCAGTCAGCCTTAACATGAATGATTACAACAACTTGTTAATGGATGATATGCCTTTGCAGAAATTAAAAGAAATGCAGAAGAATTTGTCAGCATACAGGTCGCAGTTAACGGAAAATACTGCCGAACTAAAGTTAGCTGACAATATGTATTCAAGTATTGTAAACAGAATAAAGCAAGCAAAACTAGCTGAAAGTAAAATCAATCTTGATAATACTTTATCCATGCCTGAAAAGAGTCTTTCGGAAGTGGAAAGTAAACTTAAAAGTCTCAAAGAAGTTCAGCAGTCAATGTCTGGCAAGTCCATATTAAGTGTTCAGGATTTGAATAAGGTCGATTCTAAGATAGGGGATTTGCAATCAAAAATAGAGAAATTTAAATTCCAAGCAGTNNTCGGTATGTCTGAAAAGAATATCAATGACATTTCAATGAAGATGAAGGCTATTGATTCTTTGAGAGGAAATTATGCAAAAGGTTCTCCGGAACTATTGCAATTAAACAATCAATATAGCAGACTAGCAGAAGCACAGAAAACAGCACTTACATCAGGAATTGAATTAGAGAAAAAGAACAATAGTCTTGCGACATCTTTTGAAAATCTAGGGCGAAGAGTAGCCTTCTATACTGGTTTAGGAGCTCTTACAGGTTTCGTTCAGCAGATATACGAGATAAGAGGTCAGTATGAGATGATTGAGCGTGGAATTGGTGCTATGATAGGATCTTTCCAAGAAGGAAGCAGATTATTTTCGCAGATACAACAGCAAGCATTGCAATCTCCAATGACTATACTTGATTTGTCAGGTACAGCCAAGCAACTTGTAGCTTATAATTTTGGTCTTAAAGATATTACTTCTACCACCAAAAGGCTTGCAGATATATCTAGTGCGTTAGGTGTCCCTATGGAGCGTCTTACATATAATCTAGGTCAGATAAAGGCACAAGGATTCCTTACAGCAAGGGACGCAAGAGACTTTGCTAATGCAGGTTTGGCTATCGTCCCTAAACTAGCTGAAATGTATAGCAATATGAACGGTCAGATGGTCACTACAGGTCAGGTTTACGATATGCTTTCAAAGAAGATGGTTCCGTATTCCGACGTATTGCAGGTTATAGATAATCTAACCGACAAGGGAGGTATGTTCTTTGATTTTCAAGCAAAGCAGGCGCAGACGTTAAAAGGCCAGATAGGAAACCTGACAGATGCCTACGATGTAATGCTCAACCAGATAGGCAAGAGCAATCAAGGTTTGCTTACAGGGAGTGTTTCTACATTGCGTGACATGTTTACTAACTGGAAAAAAATAGTAACTATTATAGGAGATTTGGTAGTCGCTTATGGTAGTTATAGAGCTGCAATGATTATATCAAACGCTTTAGTAGGGAAAGGAAACTTGTTGCTTTCTACCAGAATAATGAGCCAGAAAAATCACGAAGCGTTACTTTTAAGACAAAAATCTTTATATACAAGTCTTAATATAGACGAATTGAGATATTTAGCCTTACAGAAAGATATAAGTGCTGCTGAATATCAAGGTGCTTTGCAGAAATCAAATCTGACAAGAGCGCAAGCAGCATGGATAGTAGCTTTAAATCCTTCAAACAAAGCATTAAAAGAAGCTATTGAAAATATGGGACTGTTCAAAGAGGAAGAGATTGAAAACATGACATTTACAAGAGCTTTCAGTCTTTCTGTAAAGTCTTTAGGATTGTCTATAAAATCACTTGCCGCTTCTTTTGTGACAATGTTGCCAGTTTTAGCAGCTATGTCTGCCGTCATGGCGTTAGTTGATTGGAGCCAAGAAGCATCACAGCGGTCTGACGAAGCAGCTCAACTAGATAAGAGCATATCAGACCAAGCCAAACAGACAATAGATGATATAAACAATTATCTCAAAGAAAATCAGCCTACTATAGCCCTATCTATGGGTAAAGGGCTAGATAATTCAGATCAGTTAAAATTATGGGATAGCCTAAGAGAAGAGATAGAAAAAACAAGTGCTGACGCTGATTATTTTGTAGATAAATTGTTAAAAATAAATGATGTTCAAAGCAGAAATGAAGCAGCAGTAAAATATCTGGAGACAATCAGACAGATTAACGAAGCACTCAAAAACACAAATACAGCAGATCTTATTACAACAGATACAGGTCCGTGGGGAGTTTTAGGCGAAGGTCTTGTTAGTGACTTGAAAGATTATGAATCAGAAATAAAGAAATATCAGGAAATAGCTCAAAATTCAATGGGGGGTTCAGTTTCTGATTTTTGGAATGTTCCAGCATTAAAGAATAGCAGACAAGAAGCTGAAAAAGAGATAGACGCGTCTGCCAGCATGATGGAAAAGTTTCTTAATAGCCAAGGGGTATATATTAACAAAAATAGAGATCAGTTTTTGGAGGGTATAGCTGTAATCAAGCAGAAGATAATAGAAGCTCATCCGGAAATACAAGGAGAGATGCTTGATTTGTTTAATTTCCAAATAGACAAACATTTTGGTTCTAACGAAGCGGCGTGGTCTAAATTCCTTGACATATTAAAGAACACAAGTAAAGGTGCTTT